CCGCTAATGACCGCGACGGTTGCGCTGACAAAATAGACGGTTGCCAGGCCACGCTGTGCCAATGTTCGGTTACCAGTGTTGGCTGTGCCGGCCTGATACAGGGTGCCGACGGATGCCGCCAATGTAATCGCCGATGCTGAATTGTTGAAAATTGTGACCGCATCACCTGCTGCAAACGTCGAGTTAGGAATGGTGATGGCGCTGGTTGCTAAGACGCACTTGCCTCGATCCGTCGTTGCCAACGTAGTGCTGGCCGACTGCGGCAGACCAAGGTAGCCCAGCGCATTGATGCCATCCACTGTGCAGTTAGTTAACGTGCCGCTTGTTGGGGTACCTAAAATAGGCGCAGTCATTGTCGGGCTGGTTAGAGTCAACCCAGCAACTGTTGCTGCCGTTGCGCCCAATGCAACAGAAGTGCTGCCTATAGTCACGCTAGAATTAGTAAGCGCAGAATTAGCAATGCTAGACAAAGTTCCGCTAAGAGTCAGACTTCCAGAAGAAGTTACTGTTCCAGACAGCGAAATTCCATTAACCGTACCTGTTCCCGCTACGGAAGTAACGGTTCCTAAAGTTGGAGATGCCCAACTTGTAACGCCTGTGCCGTCTGTTTGAAGAACCTGTCCTGACGTACCCGTTGCAGATGGCAGCGTCATAACCCATGTGCCTGCCGCAACAGCGGTCTTAATGGACACTGTACCCGAGGTGCTTCCCTTCAAATCCAAATGCGCTGAAGTGGAGTTCTGCGTAATTGTAAGCGCAGTAGTTGCCGTCGAAGGTGCGCCAATAGTAAACGCGCCCGTGCCGCTTGCAAACGTCATTGTCGAACCGGCAAGCGACGTAGAGTTGTTGTATTGCACTTGCGTATTGCTACCACCCGCAGCCGCAGTACCGGCGGGTCCTGTAGGCCCGGTAGCGCCAGTAGCACCACCTGACGGCCCCGTCGCACCAGTAGCACCTGTCGCACCGGCAGCACCGGCAGTACCCGTATTACCAGTTGGGCCGGTAGCGCCCGTAACACCTGCACCCGTGGCACCAGTCGCGCCAGCGGCACCCGCGGCACCTGCTGTGCCTGTAGGGCCAGTAGCGCCTGCAACACCTGTAGGCCCGGTAGAACCTGCAACACCAGTTGCGCCCGTAGGCCCAGTTGCGCCCGCATTACCCGAACCGCCCACAATTTGCCACTTGGCGCCGTTGTAAACAAACGCAAACACTGAGTTGCTTATCAACGCATTGGACAACAAGGTATTGCCAAGTGAGTCAATAATGCCAACCGCTCCACCACCGTTGAGGTTTAGCGTTGATGGGCCGGTATTGGTCTGCGCGACTTTAACGGCAAGCGTAAGGCCCGCCACAAGGGTGGCTGTGGAGGGAGACGCGACCGTCACTACAATGGTATTGGCAGAACCTGAGTCCACCAGATAGTTGGTGTAAGTGTTAGCCGAGTTCACAGCCGTCTGGAAAGCGGTAAAGTTGGTATCCAAATTGCCGGTTGCTATCGGCCCATTTTGGGTTCCAAAGGTAATTAATCCGCTGACTGCGCCGGCCATGTCTAGAACCTCGTTCTTAGTTCGTGTTCAAATTCGATTGTATTAACAATAAATTGTGGCTGATTTGTCTGGATAGTCAAGCCAATGTATTTGCCCCATTGGGCAGCATCCGACTTATACAGCCAGTAAGACGAACCCGTTTGATTCCAGGCAACTATTACATTGGAACTGTTGATCCAAGTAACCGTAGCCCCTGAGTTGTTAACCCAAGAAATGACAGACCCGGCTACCGCATAAGACGGGCTGGAGTTCTGTTCTGAGTCCACCGTAATGGTGACAGACGAGGCTAAATTAGCCGTTGCTTCAATGCCAAACTTAAGCGCCTGTTTGGTGCGAATTGGATCGCCCATAGGCAGCAAAGCCGTCTCAACATAGCTGGCTACGTTAGATTGACTGTCTGAATACAATTGATACAGGTTGGTTCCATCACAGCCACAAGTTGTGATTTTGCCGTTGATAGGCGAGGAAACCAAATAGGACATGGTGTCCGTGGTCGATGTAAAGAACCACTTCTTGTCAAAGAAGATAGCCTGTAAATAGCGACCGGGGTATGTCTGACTATTGCCTGGGCCTAATGGCCCGTTGTATTCAAAATTGAACGCAGCGCACAAGATGTTGTTCAACAATGTCTGACACCCGTAGACCGGGCCGGCAAAGTTCACATCTGGGAATATGCCATCTAGGGGGTCTGAAATCTTTGTTGTCGTTGATCCGACAAGGGCATAAATGCCGTAATCGTTGGCAAATAGCACCGAACGAAAGTACGGAAAGATGCTGTAAGCACGTTTAGAACCCACAGACGCGCTGACATTAGTGTTTGAGAACAGCGTAACGCCGGTCGAGCTGACGCGAACGTCGCTGAACACGTTAATACTGTCATCACCAAAAATGTACAAGAAGTTGTTTGCAGACAACAACCAAGTGATATTGCCGTGCAGGGTGGCGTCATTTAGGACAACCGACCCGGCAGACACGCTGATAAAGTCTGTAGACGATCCGGCTGCGGTGTAAAACACCGTGCGACCTTGAGCAATCCAAGTGCGGCCCGAGAAGGACTGCAAGCCAGAACATTGATTGGTAGTGACTACGGCTTGTGCTGTAGCGACGTTGCCGCCTGTTGCGCCGCCGCCCGAGATGGTCACATTGGCGCTGGTGTATCCCGTACCGGGATTGGTCATGATGACCTGCGTGATCTGACCACCCGAGATGATGGCTTTGCCTACTGCACTAGTGCCATCGCCCGTAATCGTGACAACCGTGTTGGCCGCGTTGGTATAGCCATTGCCACCGTTGTTGATTTGTACGGCCAACGATCCAGTTGCAAACGTCAACGCGCCGGCAGCAAGGTTGGCGCCAGACCCGCTGCCACCTGAAATCGTAATAGTGGGTGCGGCGGTATAGCCAGACCCAGCATTAGTCAGGATGACACCGTTGATTGACCCCGTATCAATAGTCGCGGTTGCGGATGCCGAGCCGCCGCCACCACCCGAGATAGTGACGCCAGGTGCTGTGGTATAGCCAGAACCGGGGTTAATGATGCTGATGGATACGATATTGTTGCTCAAGATACTCGCGCCAGCAGTTGCGCGAATACCTGGGGGTGGAGGGTCACTCAGCGTGACTTTAGGCACTGATGTGAACGAAGCACCCGGAGAAGTCACCTGAATATTGATGACTTGGCCTGCCGTATTGGTAATTGTGGCAATGGCTGTTGCTTGTACGCCACCTGTTTGATCTGGTGCGCTGATAGTGATTGTGGGGGCAGTAATGTAGTTTGTGCCGCCATTCACAATGCCTATACCGGACAAAGAACCCACATTGACCAGATGAGTGCCGTCCCAAGTAAAGTATCCCTTGAGCGGATCAGCGATCAGCAGCTGCGTGTTCTGCCATTGCGAAACGGCCAATTTGCCGGTGACAGTCGTAGGTTGGGTTGTACCGTTAACCAGTTCAGAATTTATAGCGCCAGTGTATTGACTGACAAGAAATTCCCCGCCGCCTGCGTCAGCAGTGATGTAAGTGTTTGCCGGTATGCCTACGCCCGTTAAAAACATTCCTACGACAAACGTGCCGGTTACTGTTCCCGCCACTACAAAGTAATTGCGTTGTTGTCCGTAGGGCAGGTAGAAAAAATATCCTCCGGTGCAACTGGCAGTTGCGGCGGGCAAAGTAAACGTACCGGCTGCTGCCAACGTGCCTTTGCTCAAGGATTGCAGGTTGACGTACTCCGCCGAGCCATCAGACTCAAACGCAATCAGATAGTCCGACAGGCCAATGTTGACGGTAAACAGTGCCGTTACAGTGTGGCTAAATGTAATCCCCATATTGGAATACGTTGGTATTACGCGCAGGTTGGCGTAACCCACCGGCATAGCGTTCTCAAGCCATGAGAATTCTTCTTCAGCAATTGCTGTGCGGTTTGCCTTGGTATTGATTCCAAGGAACTTTTTGATGACCGCGTAGGACTTCTTTTGTTCCGGGGACTGGGCCATGCTAGTACCCAGTAGCGTAAGTATTTGGAATTCGTCTCGTCATGATAGACGCCAGCACTGCTTGAACGTGCTTGATGTACTCGTTCTTGTAGATCTCGGCCTCACCAAACGATTGCTCGTAATACTTGGCCGTATAAGCCGAATAGAACGCAACCGGGGTGGTATACGGATAGTTGATCGTATCCGTATCGGCCATGTTGACCAACAACGTAGGCAGAATGATCGTATCCAGCTCGATGGTATAGACCTGATCTGGAATAGGGCCAAAGTAGAGTTGCTGCTGCCCAAAGACGCTAAACGCGCAAGGCCGCCCAATGTAGTTCTGCCAGAACCGTAGTTTGGCATTAAAGTCTGTCCATGCTAGGTACTGCATGGGGACGCGAGTATTACCCCAGAACAAGTTGACGTTCAGAACGTCTAACGTCAAAAGCCCGCTTGGGAGACAGGCGTAGTTGATGAGTTCTGAATTACCGGCGTATTGCAGTTGCGCGGTGCCATTCATAAATGGCGCACTGGGCGGCAAACCGGTCTGTCCAGTTGGGTACGGTGGCGCAGTCCCATCTAGGGTTCCGGCCTGCGTTACCTTATAGATGTAGACGTTGGACACCACATAGTCGTTTAAGTGGACTGCGGTGTTTGCCGACCAGAAGTACGGGTTTGCGCCCCCAGGCACAGGAGTCATGGGGAGTTGCGCTAATTGAATGGTTCTCAGACACCCCGTATCACGAACAACGCGCTCCCGTGCCGCGTTGATGTAATCGGTCAGTTGGGAATCGGTGTAGAAATTCCCGTTTGCATCGTGCAGAAGTCGCCGGACTTCCGTGATGTAACCTTGAAGTGTCTGAGCCATTTAGATCTCATGAGGGTCTCAGAAATTAACGACATCGCCCCAGACAACAATGTCTACCGTGTTGGCGTTGCCGCTAACCGTGTTGACGTTGACGTACAGACAAGAAGTCGTATTTCCCGAAACAAACACCGCTGGTGAAGGCGTAATGTCTTGGAACGTACCTACAGCCGACACGCTGCTAATAACGGTATTAGCCGCTACCAAGTTTGCACCGTTGTTGGTTGAGCTAACGGAGATGTTAGCCGACGCTACCGAACCGTTTGGGTTCTGAATCGTCACGCGCCGCACAATGACACCACC